TTCCAAGGTTGACTTTGTCCCCAGCCGACGACAATCTCAAAATCATCCGTCTCGGCAATATCAACAACTCTAGAATAGTTGGTATTGTAATCAACCGCAGAGGTGAATTGGTTAGGATCCCACCTAACCAGGATACGCCCTTTGTGGAAATCACTTTTGACAACTTGAAAGCGAAATTTAAGTGAACCTTGCCACTGCTCAAAACATGTAGCCATATGCGCAAGTGGAGTCATATGTATTTCTTCTGCAATGTTATCCAATTGCATCGGTTCCACGCGCGTATTCCACAACAAAGTGTCTGGTGATGCACCAGGAGTCCAAGTAAATTGAGTCAAATAAGACTCCCTTTTTACATAGTCCAAAATGCCCATCTCATCAGTTCCGTCCAAACCAACTGTTCGGGAATCGACTGTTAGTTCTGCTTTACTATCGAGAGTCAACTTCATGGCTCCGTCAGCAGCGTCAGTATTGGCCAAATTTCCAGTAGGAGATGGTTTGACTTGCACAATGTCAGAAACAATGTTTGGCCTAGAATAACCAAATAATTGGGCTATTCTACTGGTAGCATTAGCACCAATCTCAGTGGCTCTCATATAAGGGCCAATAATAGGCAATTGTGTTAAGGCTCCAGCAGTCTTTGCAACAGCAGCTGCAGGCTTCGAAATAATTCCCTGTCCATACTCGTCCTGAGAATTGATAGTATTGCTCCTATCATTTTTGGACATGCGCTTACCACGCCTTCCAGCCTGAGACGAAAGAGGTGGATCAGCACTCGTTGGAGTGGTAAGCACAACATCTTCAGCCCAAATATACGTGGTTATGGTAACGGGATCATCTCCCCCGTTAGCATGAAGAAGATTGGCAAATGAAGAAATAGTGATATCTCCCATATTTTGCCAATCTGCTTCTGGAATACGCAGATAATTATCGGGCCAAAAGAAAGGCAACTTTAACTCTCCACCAGTATTTTTAGTAGGATTTAGGAAGAAATGTGGTTTCTGAGAAGCTTGAATCAAGTCCTGTGAAACAAAGTTTCGATCCACTGTTACTTGATCTCCAAGAGTGAACGGGTTATAAGAAACTAAGGCCCGCCCATAATGAAATTTCGTACCCGAAATTACCATCTTTACATTTAATTTCATCCTAAGGAGCTTATAATTTTTGATCTTATCTCTAACATAAGGATTTTCACAAAAAGCAGCCCACGGATTGAATTTATAGAAAAAAGGTTGTCCAACTACCCAAGTTTGGGCAGATTGACGAATAGGGCGTTGAAGAAAATTCCCTAATTCACTATCAGAATTATTCCCCAAATCCATAGTTGATTCATACGTCCCAACCTTTTCTGTTGTCCAACCCGCGTCTTGATCGGCAAAAGCAGTAATTTGCTCTGTAGTCAAAGGAGCAAGAGCCTCTTCTTTTGTACCAGGTGCGGGCTGGGAATCGGAGACTACACCAGATTGCGAGTTCAGCAAGTTACCTTCTAAAGCGCTGATTCGTTTTTCTAGTTGATGCACATGGCGATACTTTTTGGCTAATTTTCCCTTAAGTTCGTTCACACGACTATTAAGATATCTAACCTCAGCATGATGAACATTCAACATAGCATTATAAGAATCGATATTTTTATCGAGGTTATCGTCCTCAAGTATTGTTGTTAAGTTAGTAATGTATTTTATTATATATTATGTGCGGTACATCAATCGACAACATAACAGTGCTATTTTGTTGGGCGTCACCCCATTGCTAAATAACAATATGTACAATGACTATTTACGTAGCTGTCCATGGGATTTAGGTAATGCAGAACCTAAATTCCATGCGTTAATCACACGCAAACAACTATTTTTAGCTTATCCAACGTATAGTTACGGTGGCCCAAGGTACAAAGCCCCCAAGGCGGGCTATAGAAGTCGACCTAAATGTCGAACTTCTCACGGTACCAAGCGACACGATCATCATAACTCATGATCGGTCCCACGTAGCCCTGAATTCCAGAGTCACGCGCAACTTGCTCAAGCTGAGCAACACGCTCGGTGTAGACCTCTCGGCCAAATTCAAAGTACTTCAATGCTACATTCTGAACTGCCTCAGCACTTGACTGTTCCATGGATAATATCTTAGATTTCAAATGCGTATGCAACATTTTAGCAATAGAATCTTCCTCGACAGGTGACCTGTAGAGGCCCAATTCATCATCCCAAACTGCGAAATGTTTCAAAAAAGAAGCATCACTTAAATTGATGAAGGGAACAGATTCGGCATCCTTATCTGCCATAGTATACTTAATACTGACTTTAGCGAGTTGATCAGCAATGGCGGTGTGGTTATATTCATCATAACCTTTTGCCACAGTCATAATGTTATCGTCACCATAAGTCATAGCTGATACTTTCGTATTAAAAAGCGGTACTTTCCACCACCCCTTCTCCTTGGCTATGGCATACCAGCAATAACGTAAATACAAAGAATTCACAAAACTATTGACAACCACCGTTAAAGGGTGTCCTGAAGGATTTGAACCCATAAATTGAACTAAGGTCCCAAAGTAGTCATAAGTGGGATAGGAGATCTCAGTGGCAATGCCGCGCATAATGAAGAGATCTTCCGTATCATAATTTCCACTCTTTTCTGCTAACTTAATCATCAGTTTAAAAGCAGCAAGCATAAATTGAGGACTCATCCGACCATCAAACTTGGCATAATCGCCAGCGATGGCACGGTCCCAACCATGCTTTCCAATATGTTCAAATAGCTCTGTCCACTCAGGAGACTGTACGACAGTTCCAACAGCACATTCAGTAGCTATTTTGTTGCGCTGCACCAAAGCAGCAATAGAGAGGAAATATTTACGAACAAGCATCACAAAAGCCATATTTGCGGCAGCAAACACACGCACTTTGTCTTTGCTCAATTTTGTGGGTTCGTCCTTCAGCGAGGCCTTGAAAACAGTGTTGATAGATTCGCCAGCCAGCAACTTAGTTTCCATTTTAGACAATTCTTCGAGGACTATAGGATCAAGGTCACGAGGGCAGGAAATGCCTTCAACAGAACGGTCAGATTTTTCAACAAATTGCGTTTTAGGCCCCTTTCCGGGGAAACCTACAGACGTCGAAAAATTCATTGCGTTAAATCCCAAAGCCCCATCAATTCCTGCAAGGTTCGCATCATTATTGATTTTGCCAACCTTGGCAAGTTCTGAAGCGGGAATTTGTTGCAAGCTGAGATCATAATCGATGACAGCTTTATTTAGAATTTCTGAATCGAATTCTGTAGCAGTATCAACTTTACCACTCATGTCCAACTCCTTATGCCGCTGAGCCCCCATCTCTTTAGGGGGACCATGTTTCTTCTCAATTCCCATGATATCCACTACAGAAGATGAAATGAGAGAAGTAACTACAGCGCTTTTAGGAGTCGCACGACTTGCGCCACTGTGTCCTCCATGAACGCGAATCTTGGCGTCAATATCAAGATTATTTGTAATACATTTGTCATGAGGTCGAGTTAATGGACCAAATTCAATACCCATACATTGCGTCTCCATAGGGGCAGCGGAGTGAGAAACTAACACACAAGGTCTTTCATCTAGTTTGGCGATAGTTTCCAACAAAATTTTCCTGGTTAATAAACCAGCTGCTCCCGTTGTGCCTCTACCGGCCAAATGGTGCGCGGCAATAAAAGGCATTCCTTTGACATTGCCGATCAATGGGGCCATACACAAACCACCAAAAGTGTCAACAGGGAAAGTGTAATTGTAACCTTGAAAAACACCCCCTCGGGTCGTGAAAACTCTACCACGAGTAGCTGTCATATGTGGAAATTTCATCAACTTTCCATCTTTATTGTAGATGGTAAAAACATCCAGTTTTTTACCCTCATCAATATCTTTAGGATAGTAGTCTATAATGTTTCGATGTAACCCGGCTCCCGGGCAATACCATACTGCGAAATCAGTCCCAGGAATTTGTAGTGCAACCTTATTATCAAGAGGCATATTCTTAAAAGTATGACCACCAACTTTAGTTAAAGTAACAAACTCAGTTTGCGATTTAAC